AACAAACAGCAGTATTGAATACATTCAATGTATCAAATATTCCTATTCAAAAATGGGTAAACCTTATAGTAAGTGTTTATGGAACAACTTTAGATGCTTATATTGATGGTAAACTTGTATCCACCTTTGTATTGAATGGTGTTGCAAAAATCAACCCAGGAAACAGTTTATATGTTACACCATTAGGAGGTTTCAATGGTTTCACCGCTAGATTCCAATACTACCCAAATCCAATCAATCCGCAACAAGCTTGGGATATATATAGAGATGGTTATGGTGCTAACTTTTTATCTAGTTTATTAGGTTCTTACCAACTACAAGTCGCGCTTATTAATAACGGTGTTGTTCAAAATAGTCTTACTGTTTAAGCTTGAAAAGTCGATATAAATATTTTATTTAGAAAAATATAGGTTTTATTTATTTAAATAAATGTCAAATTATAGCAAATAAATTACTTGATATACCATATGATATTATATATTTTCTTGTTTATATATAATATAAAATGTCTACAATTATTCCAACTATAAATGTAAATGCTGCTAATTCAACAGCCGAGTTTTTCCAATCAAACAGTATTATAGCAAAATTCGCCTTTTTATTAATGGTTATCATTGCCTTTGTTTATCTTTTAAGAATAGGTATCAATGCCATCGCTTGGTTTTATTCACCAAACTTATCACCACATATTATCGATGGTATGATTGATGCTACTACAAGTGCAATGGTTATACCACAAGACACAGCAAACACAAGTGCTATTACTGTTTATCGTTCTAATAATGAAAAGCAAGGTATAGAGTTTACTTGGTCTACCTGGGTCTTTATTAAGGATATGCAATACAATAGAGGACAATACAAGACTATCTTTTATAAAGGGAATAGTGGTCTTCAATCAAATGGTTTGAACTATCCTAATAATGCTCCTGGACTATATATTGCTCCAAATACAAATGACTTGGTTGTTGTTATGGACACATACTCTGTTATTGGTGAAGAGGTTGTAATTCAAGATATTCCATTGAACAAATGGATGAATATAATCATTCGTGTTCACAACAGAAACTTGGATGTTTATATTAATGGAACTATTACTCGTAGTCTTTTACTATCTGATGTTCCAAAACAAAACTATGGAGAAGTTTATGTCGCTACCAATGGAGGATTTAGTGGTTTCCTTTCCAACTTGTGGTATTTTAACCACGCATTAAGTGCTCTTGAAATCAACAATATTATATACTGGGGACCAAATCTTACTATGGCTGGAACACAAGCAGTTAGTATTAAAAAGTCAGATTACTTGTCATTACAGTGGTACTTTTCACCATCCAATGTTGCACCAACTTCAAACTTCCCACATCAATAAATTATACAAGTTAAAAACATCATATAAAAAATTATAACAAGTAGATAATCTTATTATAATTGTAATTTTTATAATTTTAATATAATATAGTAATACAACTTTTTGAAAATAAAATGTCTAATCAAAATCAAAACCAATTTTTCTGTATATATAATCCTGTTCCTACAAGGGTTTGGAGTCGAGTACAAGATAGGTGCTCGCAAGTAGCTTATAACCCATCCGTGCCTAACTCTGGAACTCTTCCTTATGACCCTGGAGCACAGCAAATGCAACACAAGGGGAATGTCTTACAAAATAAGGCAAATAGTTCTTCTTTGACCAAGTCGCAAAAATACTCTCAAATTGCCAAAGGAATGTGGGTAAACCGAACAAAAACGTGGGCTACTCAGTCTCAAAGTTATACGAACCCAAATACGAACAATTTGCTACGCGTTTATTCTAAAACAGTAACTTTGTCTAACCCTAGAACAAACCCAAATATTTATGCTGGTTGCGGAGGAAACCCTGCTATTATTCCTGATGGAGGGACTTTGATAGGAAACACAACGGTAAACCCTTGTAGTGGAGAAATAGTGAATGTTACTCATACATCGAATGTAAGTTTGACGAGTTCTTGTGATGTACCTGGTCCTGTTGAATTGTTATATTATAACAAGGGATACTTGCCTCCAAGTTATGCTAGAAAGAGATATATTATGAATACAAGTGGTAATAAGTTTCCACAAGGATACAAAGGATTTGTTAGTGCGGTACAATTTCCAAATCCTAGTCCAAATATTGTCGTCTATAACTAATTATATACGACTATGCTACTATGTATATAATCGTCATCTACATGGTTACTTCTATAAAAAACATATCCTTTGCTTTCTAATAATTCTCTTATTTTTTTTCGATTTTCTTCTATGTTATTATGCTCGACACAAATATAACCAAATAAATATTTGTCAAAATCATGAGTTTTCAAAATTTCATACTCTGAACCTTCTGTATCAAGTAATGATTTTAAATCTCCATTTACAAGACGACCTTTTAATGATAACGACTACAATATTGTAAATAGTATAATAGCAAAACAAAATCAACCACAAGGAGGTAGAAAATCAAGAAAACAAAGAAAATCAAAGAAACAAAGAAAATCAAGAAAATATTAAATGATTAATTTTTCAAATTGTTAAATTGTTAAAAATAAATAAGTAATTCAATAAAGCAACTACTTATTTATTTTGTTTATTTTTTTTATTTTATTAGTTGAACTTTACAACAATCTCCACCTCTTCCTTTTTAATAGACTTGCTTGCAGAAACCGACAGCTCTTCACGCTTCTTTCTTGTCTTGGAGTTATCATTCACCGTTGAATTATTTGTAAGTAAATCCTTTCTTTTTGACGTACTATTACGCGAGTTCATATCATTCTCTATTTGTTGATAATTCGCCTCGATATAATCAACCACTTTGTTCTCAAGTGCCCATTTGAAAAAATTGAGTTGCCCAATAGTAGTTTCAATACACGACCCTTCCTTGTATGGAATCGTAATTCGCTCCCATCTACAAAATGGGTCAAACCTTTTCTTGGAATACGCCTTTAACTTCAACTTGTAATCCATATACACTTTGAACCGTCTGTCTCTATCCAAATTATAAATGGTAAAATGTTTCTTGGCATAGTTTGTAGCAAACCAGTCTACAATTCGTAAGGAAATATTTGACTCACCTGTAATGATTTGTAACATTTTCGTAAGCATACGTTCATCTTTATAGAAATCAATAAGGTTGTTTAATAACAAATCGTTTTGAGTAGTGTATGTCAAATTGGATATGTTCATATTCATATTGATACTTGCGTTTGTATTTGTATTTGTATGTACAATAGTATTTGCGTTCATAATTCACAGAAGTATTTTTATAGTCGTTATTTAACGCATTTTTTTATATTGTTTTTGTGTTTTAGTATTTATTTATTTTTAATATAAACAGAGTATATAGATTGAAAAATAGGTTTGATGAAAACTTTGAAAAATAAACCAAAACACAATACTACTAAAAAAAGGAATATTCATAATAAAACAAAAAACTGTTTAGTAACTTATATTCCATCTGTAGACAAAGATATTACTGCTACTATTGATATAAGCGCAATCAAACATAATATTGAATATTTGAAACAAAAAGCAGGGACAGACCTTATGCCTGTATTGAAAGCAGACGCATACGGTCACGGACTAATAAATATGTCCAAGGTTTTGAGAAAACTAGGCGTTAAGTACCTAGGCGTGGCAACATTAGGAGAAGCAGTACTATTGCGTAAAAATGGCGACAAAGGACGAATACTCGGTTGGTTATATGATATTGACGGTCAAGAGTTGACTGATGCTTTCAATATGGATATAGATGTTGCAATATTTGATGAAAAATTAATACCGAAGTTTATTAGTAAAATACCAGCAAACAAAAAGGTAAAAGCAACGATGTTTGTTGATACTGGTATTAATAGAGCAGGTATTCCTTATAAGAACGCGATACAAGCATTTAAAGATGTTCGCGCTTGCGATAAGATAGAAATAGTAGGTATGATGTCACACTTAGTTTGTTCTGGTATAAAGAACAGTCCTATTGTAAATGAACAACTGAGAAAGTTCCGAGAGTTGAGAAAAAACTTGGAAGAGATTGGAATTAAACCGCCTCTCGTTCATATTGCAAATACAGGGGCTTGTTTGAACTATGATGTGTCTGATTTTACTATGTCTAGAGCAGGTTCTGGGGTATATGGTATAACCGCCGACTTTAAACAGAATAAGAATTTGAAACTGCCTATGTCGGTGAAAACATATGTCATACAAAAAAAAGAAGTTGAAAAAGGAGAAGGAATCGGTTATGACTGGAAGTTCAAAGCACCTCGAAAGATGTGTGTATGTATTATACCAATTGGATATGCTGATATAGTACCAAGAAATACATCTTTGAAATTTTCTGTTTATATTAATGGAACAAAAAGAAGAACATTAGGGTTAATAAGTATGGACCAAATTGTAGTGGAAGGAAAAAACGAAGATAATGTAAATGATGATGTATTTATTTTTGGGAATGGTTATGATTGTCCTCAGACAATTTATGATATAAGCAAACAAGCAAAAACCATTCCTTTGGAGATTCTATGTCATAGTGGATATCGTATTAATAGAACATATAAATAGTCACAAATAAAACAACGTTGGTGTCTAAAATCTAAAAAAAAAGAATAAAAAAGAATAAAAAAGAATAAAAAAGAATAAAAAGAATAACAAAGAATAACAAAGAATAACAAGAAAAGTTTAATTTCCCTGACTTTGAAAAAGAGACAAAGGTTTCAGTTCGGCATGAGAATTTTTTATTTCACTTTGTAGTTTGGAAAATATTTTATAATGAGTTGTTTGATTGAATATAATATTTTTTGAATTGAAATCATCTGTTGTAATAGTAGATGAAAAATCGATAATATACACATTTTTCAAACTAGTATTTGTAGAAATTCCATTTATAATATCAATATATTCTTTATTGTCATATAAACTGCTATTAAACATAGGTGTAAATACGAATATTTTTTTATCTGGGAATGAAGTATTTATTTGTTGAATAATACTTTCTAAATTTGACTGATATGTTAAAGGATCAACATAAGTTGCCGTGTCTAAAAAGAAGGTATGTTTTTTTATTACATTTTTTGCATCTGTGGTGCCTGTATGAAGAATAAAATATAATATGTTTTCATTTGAAGTAGAAGCTATTAATGCTGCCAATTTTTCTTTTATAGTGGTCGTGTTTATTTCACCTTGTTGTCCTTTTATATAAGGTGTAGTTCTTACTGTAACTGCCGAACCATTATACCAACTATCAAGTAACTTACTATATCCTGCATCTTCAAAACTAAAGTGTGAGTTGTAGTCCCCTATTACATATATCTTTGGCAAGTTAGTCATTTTTATATTATATATTATATAATATAACATTCAACTATTTATTAGCTAAACTATTATTCAACATATTCCAAGTATTTTCGTCGTGGTTTAATGCGTTTGAATAAGCAGACACTTCCAACTCTTTTATAAATCTTGCATCAACCAACGTTTCATCATTTGCAATATAAGGTTGTCTTTTCTTAATACGCTGGCTTCTTTGTGGTGGTTCACATCCCTCACAAGTCCATTTCCAAGAGACTGGTTCTATTTGTTGTTGTGTATTCGCATTCATCTTGGTATCTTTCATATAATATATTATATAACTCAATAATATATATTATATTTTATCTTATAAGTTCTCTAACAAAACAAGAACCAAACTGTGAATGAAAGTAAATATGGTGACTATATATAGTATCTAACTTAATATTTGTTGTTTCATCACCACCATATAAAAACACTACTTGTTCTTTAGTATATTTTTTGAAAACATGTTCCCACAAAGGCATATTGGGGTAACTTCCTTCATACAACTCGTCTGGTCCTACTTTTCCGTAAATAACAAGGTCAAAAAAATTATTTTCTAGTTTTTCTATAATTTCTTCCTTGCTAAAATTATAATCGTCTTTCAACCTACAAGAGTACATAAAACCATTGCCATGTAATTTACTTTTATCACCTACGTAGTTTTCATATAAATAATCTATTTTTGGATATTCAACAGCAACTCCTTGAATACTCTGTATATATCTTTTCATTCCTATCCAAAGTGTTTCTCTAGTATAGTTTACACCAGTATTTCCTGTAACCATTAAAACATTTTTAACTGTTGTTTTATCTAATGGAAGTTTATCTAAAAAATAAGAAACAGTTGAACTTGTAGTACAATAACATCGTGTATGTATTAACAACTTTTTCACATATTCATTATATAATTCTATTTCTTTACTTAATTGTAATTTGATATCATTGTTTTGTTCTTTTAACAAACCAGACCATTTTTCATTTGCCTCTTTTATCAAATCTTTTGGAAATGTTATTAACATATCAGGAGGACAATTTTCCAAATTTTCAAAAATGGGGATACAACCATTTGCTAATATTTCATAATGTCTTAAACAGTCCCATCCTCCTCTTTTTCCTGTATATGCAAAAAAAGACTTTTGATACATTTCACAATACTCTTTTTCCTGTGTAGAGTCAAAAATATACCCTTCTCTTCGTAAAATTTTGGAAGCAATAACTAATTCTTTGTTTTTTAGTATAGTATCCTCATCCTCTTGACTTATAACACATTCATCCGGTATAGAATAAGATAATGGATGTATCCGTTTTATTAATATATCCAACATTTTATATAAAATAATTTTTATTCTTTATATTATTTATTCTGTATAACAGTCAACTTTTTTGTAAATTCAAATCCATCTTTGCTTTTACATCTTCTTTTCAAATTACATCCTAAACAACAAAAAACCACGTTATCACATGTATGTTCTCCATCATTATCCACTCTGTCCAATGTCCATTGTCTAGGCTCTCTTTGCATAGTATATAAATATAACATTTGACACTTACAGTAACAGCATAACAAAATTTGTTTTTTCAACTGTTCAAAACAATACTCTAATGTAACAAAAGAGTTCATAAAAT